TCATCCTCCTTATCCGATCTGCCGCGCGATCTCGTTCATGACGGATTGGATGGCGCGGCGCGTCTCGACGGGGCTCTCCACCGGCTGGTTGAAGTTGACCGTCACCTGGACCTGTTTTTCCCGCGCAGCCGAAAGGGAGGCCGGCGGCTGCGGCAGGTCCGCCTGCTTTTGGTGCGTCTGATAGAATTTGTCCGCGGCGGCGTTGGCCTGGTCGATCAAGGTCTGCTGGTAGTTGGAGATCGCGTCGGTGACCTCCTGCACGTAGTCCAGCACGCTGCCAAATTTGTCCTTGAAGCCCTCCGCCAGCTTTTGGCCGATGCTCTGGCCCGCCAAGTCGTACTCCGGCGCATACGACTGGATGAGTTCGATGATCTCCTTCTGCGTCTTTGCCATGATGGCCTTTTCGGCCTCGGCGCGCAGTTGGAAATCGCTGGTCATCTTGTCGTATTCCTCGTTGATCTTGTCCAGTTCCTGTTGAAGGGCGTCCTGCTGCTTCTGCGATTCCTCCTGGACCTTCTGGATCTCCTCTTCCAGCCGTTCGCGCTCCGCCTCGCGGGCCTCCTGGTCCAGGCGTTCCTGTTCCTCTTTTTCCAGGCGGGCCAGCTCCTGCTGGTACTGCTTGCGCTGGTAGTCGTCCTTTTCATAGGCGAGCTGTAGCTGTAGGGCCTGCTTTTTCTGCTCGTACTCCCGGCGCTTTTCCTCGCTCTCCTCCTGTTTTTCCAGCTCGTCGAGCGCGTCGATCTGCCCCTGAATGGCGGAGACCGTCTCGTCCTCCCAGGTCTGCCAGTTCCCGATGCTCTCTTGGATGCGGTCCTGTTCCGCTTTGCGCTGTTCCTCGTAGCGGTTGCGCAGGGCCTCTACCAGGGCGCCGGCCAGCGAATCGATCGCGTTGATCTCCTCCTGTTGGAGCTCTTTTTTGAGGTTGTACAGCTCGATCTCCAAGTCCATCTGGATTTCCTTGTTGTTCTTATATTTCCGCTGCAAGCGTTCCAGGTGTTCGATTTGTTCCTCTGTGGAAAGGTCCTCCAGGACGATCCGGTTTTGGAGGTTTTGGTACTCCTCTTGGTAGGCCCGTTTGCGCGCTTCGTGGATTTTTTCTTCCAGCTCCAACTTCTGTTCGGCGTTCAGCACATATTGGGCCTGTTCCTCGGTGAGCTGGGCGAGGGTGCTGGTGGTCAACTCCCCAATCTGCGCGCTCATCTGTTCGGCCTTCCGCTGGATGGTCTCCAAAAGTTCCAGCTCCTGCGCGGCGGTCATCCGGTCCATCGCCTTTTCGTGGGAGATGTCGCCGTAGGCGTCGTCCAGCATGCCCTGGGCGGCCTCTTTTTGCATTTCCGCCAGCCGTTTTTGGGATTCGTACAGGCGCGCATTCAGGTCCAGATCCTGCTCCTTGGTGAGCAGATAGGCGCGCTGTGCTTCGCTGGCCTTGTCCCAATCCGCGTCGGGCGCATACACATACTCCTTGCGCAGTGCGTCGAGCTTGCGGTATTCCTCTTGGGCGAGCTGGATGCTCTCCTCGCTGAGCTTCTCCTTCTGGTCCAGTTCGTCATAGGCCGCGTCCAGTTTTTCCTGGACGCTCTGGCGCTGTTCCTCCCGGATCTCCTTTTCCACGGAAAAGATGCGGTATTCGAGGTTCATCCGGTCGTCGGCCAAATCGTTGTACTTCTGTTGCAGCTCTTTTAGCCAGGCGAGCTCCTGCTGCAAATTGAGCTGTTCCATCTTCTTCTGATGGTCCATTTGTTTCAGCTCGTCCGAAAGGCCGCTGTCCTTCCGGACGGAAGACGGCACGTTGGAAGCGGCTGGCTTTGTGGAGTTCCAGGTCGAATGCCGGATGGTTTCGATCTTGCGCTTCATCTCTTCGTACAGGGCGATCGTGCTTTCGAGCTGCTCTTTCTCCTGCGCAAGCTGCTGCCAGAGGGCGATCTTTTTCGGGCTGTTGGTTACGCGCTGTTCCTGGCGCTGCTGTGTCGTGACGGAGGCGTACTCCGAGGCCGCGGCGATTTGATAAACCTGTATCTCAGACTCCAACATCTCGATCTTTTTCTGCGTGGTGTCGATCTGGGATTCCAGCTGCTGCCGGTTGTTTTCCAGGAAGGAGACGGTCGCCTCCTTCTGTGCGTCGGCGGCCTCCCGAAGGACCTCGCCGTTGCGCAGGGTGAGATCGTTGGTCTTTTGGAGGTAGTCGTCGATCTGCGGATATTTCGACCGCATCTCTTCGAGCTGATTCAAGTTCAGGCTCTGCCCGGAGGAGAGGGTCTGGTAGGCGGTGGAAAGCTCATTCAAATTGTCCGCGTAGGATTGATACTGGACCTCCATCAAAAGCTGCCCGCTCTGCAACGTCAGGTCCCCGGTCTGTTGGAGGTAGCTGTGGACCTCGGGGAGTGCCTGCGCCAATTGTTGCAGTTCCTCTTTGGAGAGCGCCACCCCGCCGGAAAGCTTTGCGTAGGCGTCGGAAAGGGTCTCCATGGAGACGGCTTGCTGCCCGTACTGCTGTGTCAGGATATACGCCAGGTCCGCTTGCCTTTGGGCTTCCTCGTTTGCCTTCCGCCAGGAAGCGGCGTAGCGTTCAACCAGTTCGGGGTCCTTCAGCATCTCATTGATGTCGGAGGCAATCCCTTGAATCTGGTCTTCCGAGACGGTCCCTTGAAAGAGCTCGTCGTACTCCTTCAGCATTTCGCGCACAGCCGTCTTGTACTGTTCGCTCATGTTGGTGAACGAAGTGATGATCTCTCCGTTGGAATCGGTGATCCCGGTGGCTTCTTCCACTGCAACGTAGTAATAGTCCCTGGCCTCCTGGGCCACTTCACGGTATTGGTGCTTTAGCTCTGCGAGCTCTTCGGATTGGCTTTTCAGCTGTTCCTCAAGCATCGTTTTCGACAGCGTTGGATTGACGTCCATCAGCGCTGCGTCGCTCCATTCCAGCCATTCCCGGTTCTGCGCCATGCTGGCCTCAAGGTCCTGGATCTGTTTTTGCAAGGCGCCGGCGTCGTTTGCGTAGACCGCGCCGTTGTCCACTGCCTTCTGGCGGTAATATTCTTCCTCCTCGCGCATCAGGCTGAGCCGTTCGCGAAGCTGCTCGTTGCCTGCTAGGATGGCCCGCCCTTCGCTGTCGTACCCGACGATGAGGTTGGGCATGAGGTTGGCCAGGGATTCTCTGGCCGCGCGCACCTCCTGGACGGAAGAAGTCGCATCCTGTAAAACCGCCAGATTGGCCTCTGCCGTGCGGATCGTTTCTGAATAGCTCTGCGCCTGCTGGATTCCCTCCTGAAAGGCGAGCATCTGTTCCATGCGCATCTTTTGATAGGCCTCGGTAATCATCCCGACCACGGAAGCGGCCAAGTTCAGCCCCGCTACAAAGGAGCCGATCAAATTCACCCCCGAAGCGAGGGCGCTGAGGCCGGAGGAACCGGACTCGCGGAGTTTGTCGATCCGGCTGGCAAGCTCCTCCAATTTCGAGAAAGCATCCGGCAGCGTATCGGTGAAAACCGACAGGCCGCTCTGCAAAGCGCTGCTGCCGGACGTCCCTGCATCCGCCTTTGCGCCGCCGGCCTGCTGCGGCTGAATCGCCCGCAGCGGCGCGGAAGAAATCTTGTTCTGCTGTGCGAGGAAGGAACGCATCGCGTCGTACGTGCGGTCAAATTGTATTTCCAGCTCCTGGAGCTTGTTGCGCTCCAGCTCCAACTGAACGGTCGCCCGCTGTGCTTGCAGCGCTGTATCGGCCCCTGCGGCGGGCGTGCCGGCGAGCTCCTGCAGCTGGATCATGGTCCTGCGCTGCTGTTCGAGCTGTTCAGCGATCTCCACGAGCTTTTTCCGGTATTGTTCAGCGCCCTCCACCATGGTCTGGTTGAATTCTTTTGCCGTTTTGTCTGCGTCGCTGTACATGTCGTCCCAAAGGTCGGCAAGATCGGCGACACGCGTTTCCAGCAAGCGGGTGTCCAGGCCGAGCCCGGAACCGTCTTTTCCCAATGTTCGATCCGGCAAATCGTCACCTCCTAAATTTGTGCATCAAAAAACCGCCCCCTAAAAGAGCGGCGGGATCAGAAACTTTTTAAGGGCATCCCGCAGCCATCTTCTCTATTTTTGAACAGAACCCTAGAAGGCGCGCTGAGGCAAAAAGCCTGCGCGGGATGCGAACCGCATTCTTCCCCGGCGG